GGCGGCGGCGTAGGCGGCGGCGGCGGCGGCGTAGGCGGCGGCGGCGGCGGCGGCGGCGGCCTTCTGCTTGTTCGCCTCGTTCGGCACTCGCGCCCATCGCTCGGCCGCGAGGATGGCGGCCCGTGGCCGCTTGTCGTCTGGTCTGCGCTGTTCGTAAATCGGCAGCGCCAACCGCGCGCAGGCCGCAGCCGCCTTCACAACGCGCCGATGCGCGATACTCCCTGGCGTGCCGATCCTGCGGCCGGCAAGCCAGAGCATCCAGTCGCCGCGTTCGCAGGTACGCCATGCTGCGGTTGGGCTCGGCTGTGTCCGCGCCCATTCGACGGCATCCGAGCACGCGCCGATCGCTTGCAGTTTTCGACTCCAGTGTGTAGCCATTATTCCCTTTCTTTCAGAATGTGAATCGTGAACACGAGGAACCCAAACAGCACGACGAGTGCGGCCAACTCGAAGGCGTGAACCATCCCGGCGTCGATGCCGGCGGCGATCACTGGTCGTCCACCACGCGGAACCTGACTACCTGGTGCCAGGCTTTCCGCTCCGCGTCGTGCCGGTCCATGATCCAGGCCAGCACGAAGAACCAGCCGATCGACGCCGCGCAGGCGCCAACGATCCCGCACGCGATCCCGCTCATGTGCGTACCCTCCCTCTCATGTGGTGGCCCCAGATGAACCGGAGCCCACGTTCCCGGCTTTCCATGCGTCCATCTTTGCGCCGTCTCGGGGCGCGCAGGACTCCCCCGCATCCGCACCGGCAGATCCGGCCTGACGGGTCGGGCGGGCGCTGCTCGGCTTGCCGCTCCTGCCGATCGGCGTCCATGTCACGATCGATCGGGAGCATGGTCCGTTCCGCGCGATCGGGTAGTAGTTCCTCGCCGTAGACCGCTGACGGCGTGCCGTTCCAGAGAACGACGAGATCCGCGCCGGTCATCGCGGCACGCAATCCCAGACCCACACGCAATTCTTGCCCTTCGCGTCACACTGACACCGGGCCACGAGGTCTTTGCACCCGATCGGCGGGATCGGCTTGATCGGCTTGATCCCGCATCCGTTCCCGCTCACGCAGACCGGCGCCGTCGCCAGCCCGGCCAGCCCGACCACGATCGCCACGAGCACCGCCATGATCCATCGCTTCATACTGTCCCCCTTCCGAGTTACGAGTCACACGCCTTACAGACACCCTCCCAGCCTCGCCGCGTCCGCTGTTCGCTGACGATGAGCCCAAACACGCCGCAAACCCCGCAGTAGCCGAACCGTCGCGCCCGCTGAGGCGGTAGCGCCAGCGTCGGCGTCGGGTTGTCGATCTCGCGCACCCAGCCGGCGCCCTTCAATCGCGCCTGGCGCAACCGGGACGGCCCGCGGTCCTCGGTGTCGTGGCTGGTATCGAAGCGCAAGCGGGCATTATGGGGCATCGTCGGGCCTCAGTAAGTGGCGAGTTGTTCGCCGCGCCGCAGTTTGTTGATCTCGCCCTGGCGCAGTTTGCGACAGCGGGCGAAGTCCTTACGATCCTGCCCATGCTCGGCGCAGTAGATAAAGCCCTTGTTGTCGATCATCGCCACGGGCTTTTCGCACTCGCGATCCATCTCGCACTTGATCGGCTTCATCTCGTCCCCCTCTGCGGTTGCCCGCAAGCACGCGCGCGTTACGCCGCCGCCGTGGTCTGAGCGCTCAGGATCTTGGCGACCTCGCCCCGTTCGAGGACCGCCGCCGCCATGCAAACCGCCCGCAGATCCGGCGCGTCAACCGTCCCGTAGTAGTGGCCCCGGTGGATCTTCCCGTAGGCTTTGATCCCGAAGATCGCGCCGCTGGTCTTGTCCACCATGAACAGGCCCGATCCGTAGGCCATGCCCGCCCGCGTCGCGTCGATCCGGTCGATGTTGACGTACTTGGATTTGGGGACGGCGATGATCTTGTGCTTGTTGGCCGCGAGCATGGCGATCGATTCCTCGTCGGTCTTGTCGGCCTGCCATGCGTACTCGTGGCGGGCGACCTGGGCGCGGATATAGCGGTCCTGAGCTTCCGATAAGATCGCGTTGATGGCGATCACGAGCGTTTGCGTCTGTTCGATTGTGGTCATAGTGTCCCCGTTAGGCGCTCAGCGTGATCCGCTGGGCCAAGTCCTGAGAAATTGCCCCGTCTTTGCTCAGGGCGTCCACGAAGTCACAGAACGCGCAGCGGGTGTCCGTCGTGTACATCGTCCCGTTGCCGCTGTAGTTGGTGATCCGCTTGCGCGACAGCATCGGGTGTTCGCGCCAGAACTCCGCGCGCACCGCCCGCGCCGTGGTGAGTCGGTAGGCGTTGATCATGATGCCCTCAGAATGCGGCCCATCGTGCAATCCAGGCCGGTGATCGTCGTGAACGTCTGCCGCAAGTTCTCGGCATATATGCCGTTAACCGTGGCGACCCGCGTGTGGTCGATGCCGCGCATCCTGAACGCCTCGACGGTGTACGTGTCGCTCGGGTCGAGGACGATGCGGATCTTGTTGATGCCGTTCAGCGCGAACCGCGCCGGGAGCTTGAACATCAGCCCCGACTCGATGCCGACCAACTGTTTTGCGCCGGTCATCACGACGAATTGCCCGCCGCCAAGCTGGTCTAGGATCGTCTGTCCGATGCCGTTTGCCATGCTGTCCTCCGCTATCTACTCTTGCAGGTTACGCGCCATATCCCCACGTCGGGAATACAGGTGTTATCGTGCTACGTTCCAACGCGCGGAAACAATCGACGGCTTCCCGGCATCGGATACCCGGCGCTGTCGGCTTCCCGTTGTCTCTGTGTCGGCACTCTGCTGCGCCCGCTCGTATTCGTAGCCCTCGATGACGGCTCTCAGCGTGGCGTGAGCCTGCGCTAGCTCGTCGGCGCGGACCTGGCGCGGGGTCATCGGCCGCACGCGCACGGCGCCAACCGCGACACCTGCCAGAACGCGATCCGCACGATCCACCGGACGGACGGCCCCCACACGAGGCACCGGAAGCCCCAGCCGTCATAATTGCGCCGTCCCGCGGCCGGCTGCCGCCAAAGCGTGATCGGCTCTCGGAGCAGCGCCCAGCGCCAACAATGCCACCCGATGAAGCTCCACGTCATGATCGCCCCCTCGTGCTGCCCGTCTCCGACCATCGCGCCTGGCCGGCTTCGATCCGGTCCTCGGACGCGGCGATCTCGGCTTCGATGGCTTGCTCGTACTGTTCATCAGGCATCGCCCACAGGATGCAGGCGTTACAGGTGCAATGCGGGTCGGCCTGCCGGTGTGCGGCGAGTCGGCGTCTGAGTCGTCGTTCCTTGCGGGTCTGTGTCCGTGCCATGTGTCCTCCGTCGTGGTCTGCGTGCCTCACGCGGGAGCCGGGACATCCGCCCCGGCCCCCTGGTCAGGCGCTAGACCGCTGCGCCGTACGCCTTGCCCGCCTCAAGCCGCTCCGCTTCGTCGGCTTCCTGGTGTTCCTCCCATGCCTGAAGGATGAACTCGCGCAGGCGTTCCTGACTGGCCGCGTCCACGACGGGGCGCAGGAGCGCGAAGCTGCGCCGTTCGCCGTTCACCGAGTACTGGCGGGCCGGGAACGTCACGTTGAGCCAGCCGCCGTTGCGCCGCTCCCAGATGCCGAACCCGATCAGCTTGAGCCCCGCCAGCGGGCCGGCGCCGTCCCCGAAATGCAGCTCCGCGTCCGCCAGCTTGCCGGGAGGGTTGCCGCGGTCGTTCGGGCTGAACTTCACGATGATCCCGTTGGTTCCGTTCATGGTCTGCGCCTCCTGCGTTGTCGTGTTCCCGTGTTTGCGTTGTCTCTATGTAAGATACGCCTACGTGGGGATATGTCAATGGGAAAGTGACAACGGCCCCAAGTATTTATCGGGCATCCGCCCTAACCCCTGGCTCGCCCGGTTTGATCGGCTTCCATTCCCCTGTTGAGGCTTGGCCTCGTCTCTCTCGTTCCCCTCATGGCGTAGAGTAGCCGTCTCGGGCGCGTAGCGCCCCGTGGTGAGGCTCGGCGCTCGCGGGCGACTCCCAACCCCCCCCCCGCTTGACTTCGCCACGCCAGCGGTCGCACAATGCCCTCGTAATGTCTCAAAACGCCGCAGCCACCACAAAAGCACTCCCCCCGCTCACCCCGCGCCGGAACACCGCCCAGCAAGACCGCCTCAGAGAAGCCACGCAAGCCGCGTTTCTCGAAGCATATTCACGCCTCGGAACCATCACCGCCGCCGCCGCTGAGGTCGGAATGAGCTGGCGAACACACTACGACTGGCTCGAACGGCCCGAATACGTGCAGGAATGGGAGCAGGCCCAAACGAACTATGTCGAGCGGTTGGAACGCGAAGCCGACCGCCGCGCCGTCGACGGGTTCGAGAAAGGGATCTACTTCCAGGGCAACAAGGTCGGCTCGGAGACGTGGTATTCGGATAATTTGCTTATGTTTCTGCTGAAAGGGCGTCGTCCTGAGATGTATAAGGACCGCCAGGAGATCACCGGCGCTGGTGGCGGCCCTGTCCAGGTGCAGGCCGTCCGGGCTGACGCGCTCGCCAGGCTGACAGGTGAGGAGCTTGCGGTGTTGCTGCGGCTGAACCCCGGCATCAAGGCGCTACCGCCGGCAGACGTGGAAGCCGTAGCCGAGCCCCAGCCGGCCGCGGTGGAGGCAAAGCCGAAGGGCGAGCCGTTCGACTTCTGATTGACAGATTTATCAGACGCGCCTATCATTATGGCGTGATAAACCCAAAGTCGTATAAGGTCACAGCGTCCGGTTGCTGGGAGTGGCGCGGTCCCAGGCTTCCCGGTGGTTATGGCACCTACAAGCGCCGGTTGTGCGGCGTACCGTTCTCGCCGGCAGTGCAACTGGCTCACCGATGGGCCTGGATTGACACCTACGGCCCGATCCCTGATGGGCTGATGGTCTGCCACCGTTGCGACAATCCGCCCTGTATCAACCCCGAGCATTTGTTCCTCGGCACAGCCGCAGACAACATGCAAGACGCGCAGGAGAAGCGTCGGAAGGCTTGGCGCCGCGGCGAGCGTGAACGGTGCAAACGTGGACACTTCCCGCAATGGTCAGTCAACGCGCAGGGCGCGACGGTTTGCGAGCAATGCCGGCGCGACTCCTGCCGAGCCTACTATCAGAAACTCAAGCGGGAGCGGCCCGAAGTCCTCGCGGCCAAGCGCGCGAAGTGTAAGCAACGCACATTGCGTACCAGTTCCCAACCCTCGAAGTGATATCACTCGCCCAGGAATACTAAGGATTCTTGCGAGTGCGTGTAAGTGTAGTTCTGTTAACCTGTAAGTGATTGCGGATACTCAACTTACAATACGGGCATGATTATGTAGCGCGTCCAAAGCGAAACGCATCAGCCCGCCTCATCACTCACACCCACGCATCAGCGCGCGCCAGCGTAGCACGGCGCAAGCGAACAGGCACGAGGCCAAGCGAACGCACGCGCAGCCACAGCCAGTCGCCCGCGGCGGCCTCGACCCGGCCACGATCGACGCCAGGATCGGCCAGGCGCCCCAGGATCGACGGGGGAGGGGTCATCGAGGCCCGCCCCGGCCAGGTCCAAAGCCGGCGGCGAGGGCACGCCGTTGGCTGAGGGACCCGTGGCACAGAGTGGTTCTCCCGGCGGGTGGCTTTGGAGGTGGGGCTGATTCTGTATTTTTCGGGGGCTGTGGAGGCGAGGCTGAAAAGTGTGTCTCCCGCCCGTGGCGACATGAGCCTTTTGCTAAGGATTTCGGGGATTGTGGAAAAGCGGAATGTGGGTGAAAAGGGGGCTTGACGTAGTAACAGTGGCAGCGTAGTATCTGTCCATGAAGAAGGGGAACACGGAAGACGGCGTGCGTGTAAACCTTGGCGACCTCGCCGTGGCTCGTCTGGAGCAGTGGACGGCTCGATTTCCGCGCGTGTGGCCCGTGGTGTTCTTCCCGTGGTTCGCGATGCGGATGGCGTGGGCGAGCGTCCAGATCGCGTGGTGGTGGATCTACCGAGAGTTCCAATGTGCGGCGATCTGGTTGCTGAGGACGGTGTTGGTGGTGAAGCACGATGAGTAAGCGTGTGTCACGGGGCGTGAAGGTCGAGCGCGCGGATGGGGTGCAGCGCGACGATCTATCGTGCAGGGTCGTGGGACTCGCGTATGATTTCGCGCTCAAGCGAGGCGATTTGTTCATGTGCGGGTCAGACTGCTGCGACATGGATGGCTGCCTGGATCTGTTTCGGGCCATTGACGAGGGGTGTCTGGCGGTTCACACGCACAACGCCGAAGGGTACGACACGACGTATTGGCGGCATCCTGATGGGGAATGGCACGCAACAACCGTGCGGGCGCAGTAGGGGGCGAGATGAAGAAGGGGAGCCGGTTGACGACGTGCCGGGCGGGTCACGGGGCGTGGGTGACGCTCGGGAACGGGAAGCGGCGATGCCGGATTTGCCATGCGGCGCGTCAGAAGAGGTATCGGGTGGTGTGGAAGGGGAGGGGGGAGCGATGAGCCAGGAGGAAGCGCGGTGCGCGGTGAGTCCGGTGTGCCCGACGTGTGGGAACGTGCCGCGCGTGGCGATTGTGGACGCGAAGGCGGGGGAGTGATGGACTCCACCCAGAGTCAGATCGTTGACGCGCTAGAGCGTGGAATAATCGGGATCGTTGCGTTGCCAGATCCACCCAAGGCCACGTGGAAGGCCTATCGCTGGTACACATTCAAGCGATGGGCGCGGGCCGACAGCCTCGGTGTGAAGCTCGGGCCGGTGACGCTGAATCTCTACCGCGCGGACCAGTCGTGGTGGGTCTACGTGAGCGTGTTGCAGCGCACGGCATACGACGGGTGGCTACGGAGCTTGGTGAGGAAACAGTAATGATGCAGCCCTCGCTGTTCGACCTTGCGCCTGAGCCTCCGGCCACGGATGGCCTTGTCTGCGCGTTCGGAGAGCCGTGGATGGGCGCGCATCCGTTGTGCGAGGCGGAGGCTGACCGCATGTGCGCGCTGTTCGACGCCTCGGTGGCGGCGGGGGAGTACGACGCGCGGGGGCACAAGTTGCGGACGACTAAGGGACGACGCTGATGGCCGGTAGACCCAGAAGCGTCCTCTACAAGCCCACGGCCGAGTCGATCCTGGCCGAGATCGCGCGGCGGCAGGCGTGCCCGTACTACACGTACTTTCCCGAGACAGGTCCGTTGCGACGGGAGCTGTACCCGAAGCACATGGCGTTCTTCGCGGCGGGGGCAACGTGGCGGCAGCGGGCGCTGATAAGTGGCAACAGGACTGGTAAATCGCAGAGCGCGGCCTACGAACTCGTCTGTCACATGACGGGTGAGTACCCGGCGTGGTGGAGAGGTCGCCGCTTCGACAAGCCGGTCGAGTGCTGGGGCGCCGGCGACACGGGGCAGACGACGCGGAACATCATTCAAGTCGCGCTGCTTGGGCCGACCTCGGTGATCGACAATCGCCAGTGGGCCGGCATGATCCCGGCGGCGATGGTCTACGACATCAGCCGGAAGGCCGGGATTCCCGATGCGGTGAGCACGATCTGGGTGCGCCACAAGAGCGGCGGCATCAGCACCGTCGATCTGCTGTCCTACGACCAGAAACGCGAGGCGTTTCAGGGCACGGCACGTTCGGTGGTGTGGCTGGACGAGGAATGTCCCCCGGATGTCTACGGGGAATGCCTCATGCGTACAATGACAACGGATGGAACCGTCATGGTGACCTTCACCCCGTTGCAGGGGCTCACGCCGTTCATCGCGGACTGGTTGAGCAAGAGCGTGCTGGAGGTCATCGACCCGGCCACCGGGCTGAGTCAACTCGCCCCGGCGCGGCAGGAGGTGTTCGGCGGCGATCTCGGGGACAACCCCGCCGTGGAGAAGGTGCCAGGCGAGCAGGACGGCCTCACGCGCTACACGGTGATGGCGACGTGGGACGACTGCCCCCACCTGAGTCCCGAGGCCAAGGCGGCGATGCTGGCCGAGTACCCGCCCTACCAGCGGGACGCCCGGAGCCGTGGCATACCCGCGTTGGGAAGTGGCGTCATCTACCCGGTGCCTGAGAGTGAAATCAAGGTTCAACCGTTCGCTGTGCCGGATCACTGGCCTCGCGTGTTCGGGCTGGACTTGGACGCCGGGGCGGGCTGGACGGCGGCTGTCTGGGTGGCGCTGGACCGCGAGACGGGCGTGTACTACGTCTACGACGTGTACAAGCGCGGCCACGCCGAGCCGAGCGTCCACGCCGCAGCGCTGAAGTCACGCGGAGACTGGATCCCAGGTGTGGGGGACGCGGCCGGCCTGATGGTCACGATGACCGATTCCCGCCAATATCTTGAGATTTACCGACAACTCGGCGTGGATCTAGTACTCCCTGACAAGGCGGTCGAAGCTGGAATTCAGCACACGTACGAGTTGCTGAGTTCTGGCCGGCTCAAGTTCTTCGCCTCGTGCGGCCCACTGTTCGATGAGTACCGGATGTACAGACGTGATGACAAGGGCCGCGTCGTGAAACAGCACGACCACTGTTGTGATTCGCTACGCTACGCCATCCACAGCGGCCTCTCCCGCATGAAAACCCGCCCTGGCACCGGCAAACAGGCCGTCAAGGACCGCTTCAACGGCCCCGCCGACCGCAGCCTGTCCTGGCTCCAGTAATCACCAAATCCGTCATCGCTGTGTCGTTGTCACCACACTTTCCCGTCAATTGTGGTTGACAAGCCACACTTGAGCGTCTACCTTACCCGCAGGAGCGGTGTGAGCGTCAATGTTCTGACGCGGCACGTCCGTCTGGTGAACTGCGGGCATGATTGTCACCGATGCACCACGCGACCAAGCGCTGACTGGCGCTGAGAAGACGCAGCGTGACGCGGTAGACGCCTTCCTGCGGCTGGCCCGTGAGCGGTTCCACCTCGCGGCCGACGCGGAACAGACGCTCCGCATGGCGCAGTTGGACGATCTGCACTTCCGGGCATCGGAACAGTGGCCCGACGACATCAAGCAGCAACGCGCTCGGGACGGTCGGCCGTGTCTCACCGTCAATCGTTTGACGCAGTTCGTCCGCCAGGTCACGAACCAAGCCCGTGAGAACAAACCGGCCGTTCTGGTTTCCCCGCAAGACGACAAAGCCGACCTGAAGACCGCCGAGGTCTTGCAGGGGATGATCCGGAACATCGAGAACAACTCCCGCGCCCCGATGGTCTACGCCACCGCGTCGGACCATCAGGCCACGATCGGCCGGGGCTGGATCCGCATCCTCACCGAGTACGTCGATGAGCGCAGCGACAAGCAGAAGCTCGTCCTGAAGCGCGTCCGCAACCCATTTACCATCTACTTCGACCCAGCGTGCCAGGAGCTTGACTACTCCGACGCCACCTTCGCGTTCGTCGTCTCCGACATGCGGCCGGAGGTGTTCAAGGCCGAGTATGGCGAGGACGCGTACGGCGAAGGGCTGTCGGAGTTCGAGTCCATCGGGGACCAACGGGCCGACTGGATCACCGCCGACAGCGCGATCCGGGTGGCGGAGTACTGGTACACCACGTCGATCAAGGACGAAGCGTGGACGCTGGCGACGGGCGAAGCGGTCCTCAAGAGCGAAGTCCCCGAGCAGATGGCCGTGAAGGACATCTTCACCGGGAAGATCGCGTTCGTGCAGGGACCACAGGGCCAGATCCCCATCGTCAAGCGACGGACGACGCGCCGGATTGAAGTGCGCGCGGCCACCATCTCCGGCGTGCGGATTCTGGAAGGCGACGAGGACAAGACGCAGGGGGCCATCTGGCCGGGCCTGAACATCCCCATCGTGCCGGTGATTGGCGACGAGATCGACATCAACGGCAAGGTGGACTACCGCGGCATCGTGCGGGACGCGAAAGACCCACAGCGGCGGTACAACTACTCCGTCTCAGCCGCCACCGAAACCGGCGCCCTCGCCCCGAAATCACCCTACGTCGCGGCGGAAGGCCAACTCGAAGGCCGCGAGGATATGTGGGCGCAGGCCAACGTCAAGAACTACTCCACGTTGACCTACAAGCCGACCAGTCTCGACGGACACCTCGTTCCGCCGCCCCAGCGCAACGTCTCCGAGCCGCCGATTCAGGCGATGGTCGCGCTGACCGCGCAGGCCGACAACGACCTGAAATCGGTGACAGGGTTGTTCGATGCCAGTCTGGGTGCCCCCGGCCCCGAGCAGAGCGGAAAGGCGATTCTGGCCCGTCAGCAGCAAGGGCATCTGGGCAACGTCAACTACGGCGACAACCTCAACTTCGCCATCGCGACGGTCGGGCGCTACCTCGTGGACCTCATTCCGAAGGTCTACGACACGCCCCAGGTCATGCGGATTCTCGGGATTGACGACCAGCCCAAGACCGTCATGGTGGCCGGGAAGAACGGCCCCGAGGCGGATCCCACGAAGGACATCTACAACGTGGGCGTGGGGCAGTACGACGTGACCGTGAGCGTGGGGCCGTCCTACCAGTCGCGCCGGCAGGAAGCCACCGCCGCGATGGTGCAGTTCGTCCAGGCGTACCCCAACTCGTTCCCCATGATCGGGGATCTGCTCGCGAAGCACATGGACTGGCCCGGCGCGATGGCGATCAGCCAGCGGCTCGCCAAGATGCTGCCGCCGCAGTTGCAGGAGACGCCCGAGGGCGGGAAGCCGCCGCTGCCGCCTGAAGTCGAGCAGCAGATGGGGCAGATGCAAGAGCAGTTGAAGATGCTCGAACAAGCCCTTCAGGCCGCGCAAGGGCAGTTGCAGAGCCAGCAGATCCAGACGGCATCCGCCGAACGCCTCAAGGACAAGGATGTGCGCGCCAAGCTCGCCATCGCGGACCAAGAGGCGCAGGTGGCCCGCGAGAAGATTCAGGCCGAGTCGATGGCCGTCACGCCCGAGAGCAAGACCGTGCCGATCGTGACCGCCCAGATTCAGGCCGACGCCAAGCGTGACATCGCCACCCTGACGGCGCAGACGCAGGAACGGGTGACGCAGATGAAGATCGAGTCGGATGAACGCATCGCCCGGTTAGAGGCGCACATGGCGGAACTCACCGCCCGTCTCTCCGCGGCGAGTCGCGTGACCCCACTCGCAGAAGGAAGCGACAGCGATGGCTCTTGAGACTGCGGTAATCGTCACAGGCGACGGGACGACCCCGGCCCCGGCCGAAGTCCCGACCGCACCCGTCCGTGACGACCAGGGACGCTTTGCGCCGACCACGCCGGGGGAACCGACCCCGCCCGAGACGCCGGCCGCCGCCGTCCCCTCTGAACCCGTGGAACCCGCGGGGGATGCACCGCCGGCCACACCCGACACGCCACCGGAGCCGCCCAAGAAGGGTAGCCCGCAGTTCCGCATCAACCAGGCCATCGCCAAACAGCGGGAGGCCGAACGCCGCGCACAGGAGTTGACCGATCGACTCGCGGCCCTCGAACGCCCCGCCGCACCAGAGCCCGTGGCTCCCCCGCCTCCACCGTCCCCCCATGTTCCCGACCCGAACATGCCGCGGGAGGACCAGTTCGAGACGTGGGAAGCCTTCACGGAAGCCAAAGTCACCTACCTGGCCGAGAAGAAAGCGGCCGAGCGGGTGGAAGCGCATTTCGCCGCCGAACGGGACCGCCTCGCCCGTGAGACAGCGCAGCGTGCCGAACAGGCCGTCCTCGCCGCGCATCAGGAACGCCTCGCGCGAGCACGGCAGACGCACGCCGATTTCGATGAGGTCATCAACCGGGACGACATCGCCCTCTCACAGCCCATGATCGACGCCATTGTGCATTCGCCGGTCGGGGATGAGGTCATGTACTTCTTGGGACAGCACCCGGAGATCGCCGCGCAACTCAAGGATCTGCCCGCGGGGCCGGCCTTGGTGGCGATGGGCGAGCTTCAGGCGCAGTTTCGTCGCACACCCGCACCCGCCGCGGCTCCGGCCGCGTCTGCCCCGGCGCGTGCCGTCATTTCGTCCGCGCCTCCACCCATCCGGCCGGTGAGTGCAGGCACACATGCGCCCTCCACGTCGCTCGACGACCTTCCGCTGAAGGAGTACATCCGCCGGCGGAACGAAGACGAAGCGAACCGTGCGAGGCGTTGGTAGGTAGCAGACCATGAACACGATCATCACCTCATCCATCATCGCGAAAGAGTCGATGCGGATGTTCGTCCAGAGCCTCGGGCTCGCGGACGGGATTGACATGCAGTACAAGTCGGAGTTCGCGCAGAGTGGCGCGAAGGCCGGCGCGACGGTCAACGTGCGGAAGCCCTGGCGCCCGACCGTCTCCACGGGGCAGGCCCTCAATCTCCAGGACGTGTACGAAGAGAGTTCGCCTCTCACGATCCAGTACCAGGATCACGTCGATTTCCAGTTCTCCAGCGCCGACCTCTCGCTGTCGATCGATGCGTTCTCGGAACGCTACGTGAAGCCGGCGATGGCGGCCTTGGCGGTCAAGTTCGATACCCGCGTGGCCGCGCTCTACTCGAAGATTTGGAACTTCGTTGGGGCGCCGGGGAGCGTTCCCACGGCCTCGCTGACCTACTCGGGCGCGCGGACCAAGCTCAACCTGAACGGCGCCCCCGATGAGGGCAAGCGCCGGATGGTGGTCACGTCCGACATGATGGCGAACGCCGTCGATGCGATGAAGGGGCTGTTCTACGCGGCCAACTCCATCGAGAGCCAGTTCAAGACGGGCGCGGTCGGAACCAGGGTGCTCGGCTTCAATTGGTCGGAGGACGACCACCTGGCCGCACACACGGTCGGCACGCTCCTGACGACCCCGCTGGTCGCCGGCGCGAACCAGACCGGATCCAGCATCATCACAAACGGATGGGCGGCGGCCATCGCGACCCGACTGAAGAAGGGCGACTGCATCACGTTCGCGGGCGTCTACATGGTGGACCCGATCAGTTTCCAGTCCAACGGTGTCCTCCAGCAGTTCGTCGTGACGGCGGATGTGGCGTCGGACGGATCGGGCAACGCGACCATCCCGATCAGCCCGTCGATCATCCTCACCGGCCCGACGCAGACCGTCACGGCATCGCCGGCCGACGGCGCGGCCATCCTGACGTTCGGGGCCGTCTCGACCTATGCCGGCAAGGTGAGCCCGCAGGGACTCGCGTTCTTCCCCAAGGCGTTCACGGCGGCGTTCGTGGATCTGCCGCTTCCGCGTGGCGCCGACATGGCCGCCCGCATCAGCGACCCCGACCTGGGGATCTCGATGCGGATCTGGCGTGACGGCGACATCAACACGGACCAGTTCCCGTGCCGCATCGACATCCTGTACGGGCTGGAAGCGCTCCGTCCCGAATGGTGCGTCCGCGTTTGCTCGTGATGACGACATGAGTGGGTTCGCGGGACTGACGCAGGCGCGTCGGCCCGCGAAACCGCTCCGTTCCAAGTGGAACGATTGAAAGGACCGAATCATGGCTCAGTTTCCGACGACTCCGTATCAGACGACCCTCGCGGCGGCGCTCGACGCCAGCGCGATCACCATTCTGACGGCGGCCTCCACCGGCTTTGTGGCCGGCAAGTACATCGTCATCGGCAAGGAAGTCCTGCTGCTGACGGTGTGCGACACGACCAACCACGTACACAGCGTCAAGCGCGGGATGCGCGGCACGCAGGCGTACGCGCACGCCAGCGGCGCCATCGTGACGCTCGGCGCGGCCACGGTCTTCGGGCCGAACACGAAGGACGGCATCGAGATCGCCGGCTACACGGGGGCCTACGGCACGCCGAAGCTCCCGATCGG